CCGACCCCGTGAAGGGACTTTTCCGTATTCGCTGTTAAAGTGTAGGTATATTCATCAGGATTCTACACACAGCCCAGGCCCTCTATCGCAATTACTATGACCTGGCAACTTCAACTGTTAAGATATGGGAAACGTTTCTGCACAAAGGGCAGACGTTTAAGCATCAAAGGGTAGTCCCATAAATTCTGCGTTGGTCCCGCACTCTACCGTCGCACCACTATGAGGACGGAGTATAGCCACAGTTCGAGGTCGTGGGTTACCTATTGACCAATGATTTTAATCTGTCAACACATCGAAGATTGTGCCATATTCATATCTAGCCCAATTATCCATGTCAACATATGTGTTTATTTTGCGTCGGTACACTGTTTTTAGCCACATTTTTTCATTGTGTACTTTGACAGGATACCACGCAAACCACTTTTTCCATGATCCGATCATCTGCTTTCGAGCAACGTATTCGTAGTCCATAGGAGGTGGAGGTGCAGGGTTGAAGTTCATTGCTTGAGTTTGAAAATCAAGAACAAATCTTTGAGTGGATGATTCCATGGATCTTTAACTCCAAACGCAATGTGTCCGAATCTGGTATCCATGTCAATCTTATCTTTTCCCTTTACTACAGGCTTGTCACCCTTCATAATGGAGTAAAGTTCAGTACCGTCAGGTAGTTGTTCAAACTCCTCGGGAGTGAACAACATTAGGTTTTCATCCCAAGGGTGCATATCAGAGGTCCCCAGCCTTGCGATTCTCTGAATAAAACGCATCAAAACTACCTCCGGGGTAACGTGCTTCTAGTTTTCTGACGTTCTCGGCGATAACATCATTTGGATCAAGATTCAATGCACGACATGCATTGATCCAATACCACATAACATCACCGAGTTCACGTTTCATATGAAAGACGTTTTCTTCATTCAGTGGTTTGCCCTGAAAGAACATCTTCTTAGGAATCTCACAAAATTCACCTGTCTCAGCCGCAAGACCAAGAGCCGCAGTTAATAGCAACGGAACGTTGATATCCGGTCCATGTGAATTTGTAGTAGTGTCAAAGTTCCCGTCAAGTTCATCGAGGCGATTCATAAACGTAGTCAAATCATTACTGGGCTGACTGGTTACAGCCTCAACGAAATCTTGGTATTTGTTTAGATCGATATGTTGTGTCATTTTGTTTCCTTATTTGTAAGTGGTGTGTAAATTGTTTTTAGTAATGTACTCGTAAAGATGTTCCGAGTAAAGCTTGTGTGGCACTTCATCATGGTGATAATACTGTGCTTTTGCGTTCTTGTACCCTAAGTTAGCATACTTGTAGTAAAAGGGTTCGTTGTTGTTGTCAAAGTCTAAGAATCGTTTGCGGTCGATTTGATCCTTGTACCAGTTCAAGGTATCATGTTCTTGGGTGAACATATACAATGTATTGACAAAGAGGTACTTTACTTTCTTCATTTGAAGGAAGAATTGTAATTGTGTTACGTATGTTGCACTTAAAATCTCTAGATACAGTTCATTGTCAGCCATGAATCTGTGATAACCTTCGATGAAGTCTTGCTCCCTAGAACCATTGCCCTTGTAACCCATGTTGATTCTGATATAGTCATCGTTTGTAGGACTATACCAATCGACATACTTGTCCCATTCTTTATTGTACCATGTCTTTTGATAGAAGGGTACTTCCATTCTGATGCCATCGGCCCAGCCCACAAGCACAAATACGTCATCGTATGGATTGTAATTGTGACTGAACCAATCTAGGACACTACGCACAATGCCACCATTTGCCGAGCCTGCGACTGCAATGTTCACTGGTTCGTATCTTAGCTTCTTTGCTAATAGATTACCAAAGCTATTCTGTCTATTGTAGGGGCTGTCGCAAGTCCCGTCAATTTCTGATCCTGCAGGGTCGCTACCACCTGCAATCAACATAATTTTTTTACTCATTCATTATTCTCAATTGTTTTAATACAGCCTCATACACTATCCTATTGCCTTCTTCTGTGTAGTGATTGATAGATCCTCTGTGCTTTTGAAATACATCTTTGAAGTTAATGAAGTTTTCAAACTCATGTAGGTTCTTCCAATCAATGTGAGCTAGGTGAAGTGTCTTATGTGGGCATAATTCTTCTATCTCACGCAGTAACAGATTGTGCATGTGTTCTGCATATTGTATATCAAAGTACTTGTCAAAGTACTCCTTTACGGGTTCTAACTCAGGGTGATCGGGCAGATGTTCCATTACATCGCTGTACAACAGGCAACTGTTTTTGTGCAGTTTGTCTTTGCTATGAATCGGATGTTGTGGCACATAAAGGCGAAAGGGGCTAGTGTGTGACACTAGCACCAAATCAAATTTGTCTATGTTTATGGACTGTAACTGTTTTAGGATTTTATATTCGCTACAACCTGCTTGTGCAAGATTCGTTACTTTGTAATCTTGCTCTAGTAAGTTGACCCAACCTTTTCCTTTTACCTTGACAGTCCAATCTGCGGCGAAGCTATCACCGCAGATTAGAAGTTTGGTCATTAGAATGCTTTCAGAATCACCATAGCATCGTTGAACCTACCATTAGGGCTAGTTGCAACTGCCTTGATTTCTTTGAAGTATTTACGTGCGGCCGGCTTGCTACCCATAATTTCTTTGATTTGTTCAGCAGGCTTACGCAGTGTCTTGATTTCACTCTGATTGGTGTCAAACCCAAGCAGTGTGTTGCCCTTGACAGTGAAGGTCTTGCTGTACTCATCCGCAACATAGTGGTGCAGTTTGCGTTTCGCAGTATCGTACACCCACGCTTCACTTGAACCATGCAGTTTGACAGGGTGCAGACTGGTCAAGTCAAGCTTAGTTGCCGCATCCTTAAATGCCTTCAGGAACTTGAGTTTAGCTACTTGCTTTTCGACAGGAACTGCCTTGCGAGTACGAGGCTTAGACTTAGCCGCTTTTTTGATAGAAACGTAGCTGTTGAAGTCGCTCAGGAACTGGTCAATGAACTTTAGGATGTTCTTCATTTGGGTCTTGGTGTAGTGACCGTATGCTTGAACAAGTTGAGCATCCTTGCCCTGCATTGCTTCCTCAATCTCGTCACGCTTCTTCTTCCAGTTGTCAGTGAAGATAGAGATGTGCTGAGGGAGAACGTTTTTCTTGGCAAGTTCGTCAAGAGGCTTGAAGTTGAACGATGCCTTTGCACCTGCAAGTACGTAGTCATCGTACATGCCCTCAATCTCACCTGCTGCCTCACGTGCTTTCTCTTTCATGATTTCCTGCACGTTGGGCCGGCTGACTTCTTTCTTTTCCTCAGGCTTCTTATTGACCTTGAGTTGACTTTCTTTGAATTCGGGATTGGTCACACTCTTGACAAGACGGTTGATTTCGTCCTGTAGTCGCTTGTTTTCTTCGTCGGTGAGTTGCAGACCTCGCAGGGTCATACGTGCCATCCAGCACAGACTAGGGTTGAGGTCGCTTTCATCAACTTTACGTACTACTTTAGCAAGACCGTCGTTGCCCGACAGATCAAGGTACTGAACCATGAGGTCTTTTGCGTCTTTGCGACCATAGAATCGACTGTACCAGTTCAGTGAACGGGTCAATGCAGACATTCGATTTTCGGGCTGATCGGTGAACAGTGGTTCTGCCCCGAAATATTTGGTATCAGGGTCTTTGGGGTCGAGGGCACGAACGCCAGTAGTGTCAATAGCTTTCTTAGCTTTACGAGTTGCCATTTTTGCTCCGTTTTGCAAGGTATATCGTATTATATATCATAGTCCATTTATTGTCAAGCCTCACCTACGATAAATACTTTATGCCAAGATTAAGCCTCTACCGCGAAAACAAGCAAAACGACTACCGTTTTTTGGACAGAACCGTTTCTGAACAATTGACTGTGGGTGGAACCGACTTGTACATTCACAAATATTTGGGTCCTACGAGTCAGGGCCCTAGCATTGATTATACTCAACCGCAGTATGACAAGCTAGACCCCACAAACATTCAGGACTTGCTGTTCCTAGAAAACAGGGATCGAACATACGATCCAAACATCTATAGATTGCGCGGACACTACAACGTACAGAACCTAGATTTCGACTTGTCACAGTTTGGCTTATTCTTGAACAACGATATCATCTTTATCACTGTTCATTACAATGACATGATTGATATCATTGGTCGCAAGTTGATGGTAGGTGACGTACTTGAGTTGCCTCACTTACTAGACTATAACCCACTTAAAGAGACTATTCCAACTGCATTGAAACGTTTCATGCAAATCACAGATGCAAACTATGCATCAGAAGGTTTCAGTCAAACTTGGTTCCCTCATCTATGGCGCATCAAGTGTGAACCTCTAATCGATAGTGAAGAATTTAGTCAGATTCTGCAGGCGCCTATCAACAAAGACACCTATCTTGGCAACTGGGATAGTACAAAGACATATCCTGCGGGCTATGTCATATCCTATGGGGATAAGAATTATGTTGCAACGACAGAAGTCCCTGCAGGAACTGCACCACCTGATCCAGCATATTGGGAACTAGATACCGCTGATAACTTGAAAGATATTCTTTCAACATACAACAAGAACATTCAGATCAATGATGCTACACTAAGAGAAGCACAACGTATTGTGCCTTTGTCAGGATACGACAACAGCAAATTGTATGTTGTACCTACATATGGTGTTTACTCAGCAGATGGTGTGTTGTCTGGTAAGTTAAATCAGCCTGCTCCACCGATCAACGTAGTCACTTCATCCATCAATATCACAGGTACTGTTGCGATGATGCGTGATCCCAAATACAAGAATGCTAGCCCTGTCATCAAAGTACCCAAAGAATCTCTAAAGAGTATTTGGGACTTAACTGTTGACATGGATCACACTCAGTTGTTAGATAAGTTCGTACAAACTAGTTTACAGTTAGTAGAAACTACACCTGAACGTGTGGGTACTGGCTCGGGTCCTGTCAAAGGTGATGTGATTCTATCTGTACAAAGTATGGGTGCAGTTACAGGACCATACGGTACCGCTGACAACACTTATGCCACTTCCGACCAGAACCCCGAATTACCAGGTTTCACTGGAGATATCACGCAGCAAATGGACTATCGTGCAGATGCTGATCCTAGATTCCAGTTCATTGCACGTGCTACACCTAGATCGTTTGGTTATACTGCGGGTTACTTGACTGGTGACGGTCAAGCGCCTAACGGAATGCCTACTGGATCAGGTATATCGTTCCCGCAGAACCCGCAAGTGGGTGATTACTTCTTGCGTATCGACTACTCACCGCAATTATTGTTCCGTTGGGACGGTGTAATGTGGGTACGTATCTCAGAGAATGTAAGAACGGATACAGGCTTCACTGCCGATGATAAATCATTATTGTCAGGCTTTATTAATGATGATAATGAGATATTCTTGCAACAGGAACAAAAATATGTTCCAGAAGCTCAAGCATTGTCTACAATTCTTCAGTTATCACCTGATCCACTACCACCGGTAACATAACACATGGCACAATATTTTTATGACAATCAAGTACGCAGATTCTTAATTCAATTTGCGAAAATCTTTAGTAACTGGCAAGTCACTAAAGGAAAAGACCCTGCAGGTAACAATATTCTTGTTCGTGTACCTATGATGTATGGTGATGCAAGTCGTCAAGCAAGTACTATTATTGCAAACAACAGTGCTAGTAACACACCTAGCGCACCATTGATTACATACTATATCAGTGGATTAGAATACGATCAACGTAGGACTCAAGATCCTACGTTTGTTGATAAGATGACAGTTAGACAGCGTACATATAATGCCACTACACAGAGCTATGAGACAACACAAGGACAAGCATTCACAATTGAACGTTTGATGCCGGTACCTTATACACTCAGAATTACTGTTGATTTTTGGACTACTAACTATCAACAAAAACTAGAGTTAATTGAACAGCTTGGTGTATTGTTCAACCCCTCACTAGAGATTCAAAGTACTGACAACTTTATTGACTGGACGAGTTTGAGTGTTGTCTATCAAGACGGTTTGACATTCAGTAGTCGCAGTATTCCTCAAGGTACAGGCAACCCTATTGACGTTATGACTTGGAAGTTTTATATGCCGATTTGGTTGAGTACAAGTTCGAAACTAAAGAAGATGGGAGTTGTACAAAAGATCATTGCAAGTATATTTGGAAATGCTGCATTAAGCGATGTACAAGACGATGATTTGTTATTAGGTACTAGACAGAAGATTACTCCTTATGGATACAAGCTGTTGTTATTGAACAATACATTACAACTTTTGCCTGCTAACCAACCATCAGACGAACCTGTTACTACGCACTGCGGGGAAACTCCCGGCATGTATCTAAACACACCTACTCCACCTGATACTACATTGTACTGGTCTAGTTTGCTAAACATGTACGGTGCATATAAACCCGGCGTCAGTCAGATATGGTTGCAGAATCCATATATGGATACTGAGATTGTCGGCACAATTGTAGTAGATCCATTAGATGACAGGCTAATCATATATGATATTGACCCTGACACCTTACCACAGAATACTCTAGCTCCGGTAGATAGCGTAGTTAATCCGTTGACTGCTGGTCCCGGGGCCGGCCTACCTGCCCCTACTCCTGGTAGACGTTATTTGGTTGTTGAGAGCATGGGTGGAAATACTCAAGCCTGGGGAACCGTGGTAGCACAAGCTAATGATATCATCGAATATGATATTGATACCGGTCAATGGTTTGTTTCGTTTGCTGCGGCAGAAGCTACAGTACCTGAGTATGTTACTAACTTGACAACGAATGTACAATACCGTTACGTCCCTCAAGAAGGTCAATGGATGAAGTCATATGAAGGTTGGTATGGTCAAGGAGATTATTCTATAGTGATTTAAACAAGATAAATCATTATATGAGTACATCGGCTGGCATCTTCTTTTATTGCAAAAATACTTATAGGTATCTTTATCTGTTACGCACAGACAATCATCCTAGTTGGAGTATGCCTGGTGGTAAGATTGAAGCTGATGAAACATTACTTGAAGGACTTGAACGTGAGTGTAATGAAGAAATGCAAATCTTTGATAAAGATTGGAAGCTCGTTCCGATTCAGAAGTTTGTAAATGGAAATTTCACGTATCACACGTTCTTTTGCGAAGTTGACAAAGAGTTCACCCCGGTACTAAACAATGAACATTGCGGCTATGCTTGGGTAGGTGAGAATCAATATCCCAAACCATTGCATCCGGGATTATTCAACACAGTGAACTTTGATGTTGTACAAGAGAAATTAAACACACTAACAAAAAAGGGGCTTTAAGCCCCTTTTTCATTTCAGCAGTTTTGCAACTGTGTCGTATCCTAACGTGCCGAGTACTATACCCGCTCCCATCATCATCCAACGCCATTTCTCTAAACTAGAGATTTTGTCAGACATTGCCTTATGAGCGTTTGTGCTAGATTCTTTCATTTCCTTAAGAAACTTTTGATTTTCATCGGCATGTTCGTCAATAGTCTTACGCAGGTCCTTCATATCCTCCTTGATTTCACCGACTTTTTGCTCGATGTTTTCAACTTGGACTTGAAGGACCGCTACCTCAGTCTCGGTCTGTTGGAATTTGACTGTTTTACCGGTAGCCATGATTATGCGTTATTAATAGTTACGATTGGGTTAGGTTGTCCACCGTATGTATCGGCAGCATAAGCTGTACCAAATGTTGCGATAACATCAGGGTTGACGTTAGCCAATACAGCAAGACCTGTACCAGAACCACCTGCACTAGTTGCAGTGAATGTTACACCTGTCAAGTTGCTTGATGCACCATAAGATGTCCAAGCAGTGTCACCTGTGTAATAAATTGTGTATACAGAACCAGGAGTCAATGAACCATCAGCAACTGTTGCTGGGAACAATTCAGACTGATAATCGTTAACAGATGCAACATATGCTGTAGCAGAACTTGCATCAGTAGAGATGATAGACATTGTATTTGGTGTCAATGCTGTGTTAGCAACGTTAGCAGTATATGCAGCACCAGTGATACCAGTAACTGTACCGGTTACCAAGTACTTTGTCTTACCTTTTTGACGAACGATATAACCTGCTTCTGGTAGCGCCTCAACGAATGTATCACCATAGCCGCTTACACCAGATGCATTGTTTGCTGAGTTAGCAGCCAATACAATTTGTTGTTGAACTGCATCAGGAGTACCAGTAGCACTTGACAAGTCAACTTCTGCGCCACCTGGAGTTAATGATACAGTAAACGCATCTGTGTTAGCTATTTCTTTAACAAAGTATGTGGTACCTGTTACTAATCCACCTAAGTTAGCAGTGAATGTTACAGGAGAACCTTCAACTAGTGTTTCTGCGTTACCCGTTGTACCAATAATGTTGCCTGTGTTCTGTGTATTTGCAACTGCGACAGTTACGTCACCTGCTGTAGCTGTAGTTGTACCTAACAACATTGCTACATTAGGATCATTACCCCATTGAGCATATAAATGTGAACCTGTAGCTACGTTTGCAAAGTCAGTACCTAGACCAGTAACAATGTCGCTACTTGTGCTTGCAAATACAGTACCTGTACCTTGAACACCAAATGCTACGTTACATAGAACTTGCTTGCCATAGATGCCAGT